TTGAACGCTGAACAAAGTGAAGAACGGTTGGATTCCCCCAGCTTGGGGGCCTTCTTTTCTTTCCATAGATCAAAAAGCTGTTGGAGGGTGATTTTCGCCCGGTCAACATCCCATGGATCACGGTTGTATTCCGCAAGCATGATGTTTCCCGCTTCACGGGTTTCCGCATAGCCGATTATATCATAGATCGGTTGGCGCTTTTCATTCCATCCAACGGTTTTCTTCACTATGTATGGGCGGCGGCACTTTCCTGATAGCTTCGCAACCGTTCCATAGCCGTTGGGATTTCGCATTATATCACCTGTCTTTCTTGGAAAAAAGGGTATGGCAAAGCTAAACCCCATGTGATATAATGTTCAATGGTGGTTGAAACATTAACTTCAAAAGGGTTTGTTTCGCCTGACCGCTTCCGGTGTGCAAGACCGGGGGCGGTCATTTTTTTTTGCTTATGTGTTCTGATCTGTTCTGCTGAAAATGCCTGAAATCTCTTGAAAATCTTTGAATGGAACAGATGGAACAGATGCTATATTATTCAAATCAAAATATAAAAAAATATAAAATAATATATCAGAGATAGGAAAAATATCTGTTCTATCTGTTCTAAAGAAAGGATTATTGATCCATTGCATTTTCCAGATAGTCAGAAGCCTTCAAAGGGGGCCTTGCTATTGAAACCGTTGTTTTCAGACCGTTGATATTCAGATCAACATAAAGGATTGGAATTCCGCCAACTTGCTTTGTTTCCTGCTTGGCGGTGGATGCCCCAACAACTGCCCCGGTAACACCAAATAAGGCACCGCCAACAACGGCCCTTCCAACGCCACCTTTGGTTTTGGTAATGGTTTTCTGTCCCACCTGTTCAATTCGGAATTCATCAATTTCAGAAAACTTGAAAACAACGGGTTCCAATTTTGGCTTTTTGGTATTGGACAGATAGAACATTTTCTGTTCTGTGTCAATGAATAAGAAACCGCTTCCAAAATCCGAAACAGTTATACCAGCATTGAATGATTGAAAGCGGCGGTGATTTTCTTCCCACGCTTCTTTCAACTGTTCCGCTGTGCAAAGGGGTGATCCCGTGGAAATACGGTTGCAAACCGGACAGACAGCACCGCCATTGATTTGAATGCTTGTCCCTGACAGCTTTTCACCGCAGATGGTACATTTTTCTTTTTTACCAAACATGATCTATAACCCCCTTTATTTTATATCGCTTTGGAACGCAACAGCTTTACCAATGATTCTGATGTGATCCAATTCTTCACCGCTGAAGCGCATGGTTTTATATTGCGGGTTTTCTGCAAAAAGCTGAAGAACCCCGGCTTCCTGATCATAATAGACCCGCTTCAATGTGGCTTCATCGTCAATGATAACGGCGGCAATTTCACCATCTTCAACCATGGGCTGTTTCCGAATGAAAACAATGTCACCATCATATATTCTGGCCCCGATCATGGAATCGCCCTTTGCCTTCAGGCAGAAATCAGCCCGAATGTTGGCCCCGGCTTCCACATACAGATCAACTTCTTCATTTGCCATGATCGGTTCCCCACAGGCAATGTTCCCCAACAGCGGGAACTTCTTTGTTTCGATCCTGAACAGGTTATCCACAGTGATTTCCCGGTGGGGTTCATCAATCCAGCCCATCAAATAGGCCGGGGTGGTGTGCAATGCTTTTGCAAGAGAAGCGATTTTATCCCGGCGCATATTAGCAATCATACCGGTTTCCCATTTTCTGACCGTGCTTTTTCCAACGCCAACTTCATTAGCAACCTGTTCTAAAGTAAGGTTCTGCGAAACCCGCAAATCCTTTATTCTTTGGGCCATATCTAATTCCGCCATGGTCAACACCTCTTTCCTGTTGTTACTACCAATATAGCATACTTGTGTCTTTTATGCAACATAAATTTCAAGAAAAATAAAAAAGTTTCTTTTAAGACAAAAAGGGTGTTGACAAGCTACACCGGGTATGGTAATATGAGAGTGTCCTAAAGGACACAACGAAACTTTCAAAGGATGTGATGAAATGAACAAGGCCCGTCTGGAATACGAAATGAATCTGCGCCATGTCAGCAAGTCTGATATGTGCGCCATGCTTGGGATTTCCCGATCCGCCTTTTACCGTAAGTGTAACGGTGAATCGGAATTCACCCAAAGTGAGATTCAGAAGATCGTGGATTTCCTGAATCTTGACAGCCCCATGGGAATTTTTTTTACCGAAAAAGTGTCCTAAAAGACACGGAAGGGAGAACGCCAAATGAGTGAAGCAAGCCTGAAGCCGGTGATTGATGAACTTGAAACCTTGTTTTCAAAATTCAACGCCCGGTTCTTTGAAAACAAGCTGGAAAGCCCGGTGATCACCGTTTCCCCGGATCATACCCGTGGGGCTTATGGCTGGTGTACCAGTTGGAAGGCTTGGCAGAACGGAGCCAAGGAAGGCGGGTTCTATGAAATCAACCTTTGCGCTGAATATCTGAACCGGCCCTATGAAGAAACCTGTGGAACCTTGCTTCATGAAATGGTTCATCTTCAGAACCTTCAGGATGGCGTTCAGGACACTTCCCGTTCGGGCACCTACCACAACAAGAAATTCAAGGAAACCGCTGAAGCCCACGGCCTGATCGTGGAGAAAGGCGAAAAGTACGGATGGCATAAAACCAGCCTTTCCCCGGAAGCCCTTGAATTTGTTCAGAGCCTTGGAAAGCAAGGGTTCACCCTTGTAAGACCCCGGCCACTTGGCCTGAAGGGTTCCAGCAAAAGCGGCGGATCATCTTCCAGAAAATATGTTTGCCCCTGTTGCGGAACTATCATCCGGGCAACCAAAGAGGTTCATGTGATCTGTGCTGAATGTGAAGTTGAATTTCAGGAGGAAATCTAAATGAATGTGAAGCTGACCAAAAGAACAGCGTGGGAACTGATCAGCCGGATTTTCCCCCGGCTGAATATCAGCAAAGATACCACCCCGCCCGATGTGGCAATCTTCCGGGCTTCCACCGGCCCCGCCGGTTTGGAAATCCGCTGTGAAAATGACTGGTTCAACCATAACGGGCGGATCAGGTTGACCCTTTCCGATGGTGAGAACCAGATCATCCAGTATTATCACCCCGACACCCTGAACCGGGATTATGTGGCGGAGCAGGCAGAAAAAGAAGAAGCCGCAAGAGAAGCCCGGAAAGATTGGGTTCAGTCAATGGGCTTGGAAATGGCCCACAAGCTGGTTGATCGTTATTGGGAAGGCTGATCCTTCCCCCAAATTTGTAAGGAGGTTGAACAAGAATGAAAACTTTTGCAGAGCGTTTGAAATACGCAATGGGTGAATCTGGCCTGAACCAATCCACCCTTTCTGAAAGAACTGGCGCTTCCAAGGCCGCTATCAGTCAGTATCTTTCCGGTAAGAACACCCCCGGCCCGGAGCGTGTGAAGGCGCTGGCCGATGCCACCGGCGTTTCCTTTGATTACCTGATGGGGTATGAAGCACCCCCGGCCAAGGAACAGAAGGTTTCCGTGAAGAAGATCACCACCGCAGATGCGGCCCGGTGCCTTGGGAAAAGCAAGCAGTTTGTAAGGATTGGCCTTCAGCGTGGCCTTCTTCCCTTCGGGAATGCTGTTCCCGGCGTGGGAGGTTCTTACAACTATTACATCAACCCCGCCAAATTCCGTGAGTATGTTGGCGCTGAACAGTTTGACGCCTTCTTTGGGCTGACAGCATGATCACCCTATTCCAGCACCAGCAAAAAGCCCTTGATCAAACGGAAGGCCACAACCGGTGTGCTTATTACCTTGATATGGGCCTTGGGAAAACTTTTGTTGGTTCAGAAAAAATGATGAAGCTGAACACCCGGATCAATCTGGTGGTTTGTCAGTGTTCCAAGGTTCAAGATTGGATTGAACATTTTCAAACCTACTACACCCGGAATTGTGTTTTTGATCTTACAAACCCCAAAACCTTCAAATGGTTCTTTGAACAGGTTCAATGTGAGGTTCCAACCCTGATGATCGGCGTGATCAACTATGAACTGACCTTCAGGCGGAAGATTCTGAAAACCTTGACTGGCTTCACGCTGATGTTAGATGAATCTTCCCTGATCCAGAATGAAAACGCCAAGCGTTCCAATTTCATTCTTGGGCTTCATCCTGACAATGTAATTCTTCTTTCCGGTACACCAACCGGGGGCAAGTATGAAAAGCTGTGGAGCCAATGCCAACTGTTGGGGTGGAACATATCAAAGGAACTGTTCTGGAAGCAGTACATTGAAACAGAATGGATTGAAGATGA